GTATGTATATTTAGATAAAGTATTTACTGTTACTGATTCTACTACTGGCAATTTAAGTTATAGTGGTAAGAAATTTACCGCTAATAGACTTACTTTAGCTCCTTATGCAGATGAAACAAACTCAGTACAACTAATTGAAATATATTACGACGAATCTTTATTATTTTTAGTTCCTAATTATATAACAGATGTAAGTCAACTTGGACCTTATTGGTATTTTAATGTAAACATATCTAACATAAATAATTAATAAATAATGGCATCAGTAATTAACGGAACAAACATAGTACTATACAAATACGATACAAATAAGCAATACTATTTTAATGGTTCTATAAATCAAGGAGTAACTGTAAATAGCTTTGCTTGTAAAGAATTAAGTACAACAGGTATAGTTGGTGCTTCTACTGACTTTAATAAGACAGGAGCAGGAGTTATAGCTTCTTTTATAACAGATGCAGGTGATCCAAATATTACTGAGATTACTGCTGGTACATGGACTATATCAGCTTATTATTCTATAGCTACTGCCTTTGCAGGTGCTAAAGTGCAATATAAGTTATACAAATATGCTGGTTCAACTGCCACATTATTGGCTACTTCAGATGAAACTACTTTAACATCTCTTAGTAAGATTATATATAATACTAATATGACTGTTGCTACAACAGCTTTGTTAAATACAGATAGAATAATTATAGAAGTAAATTACTTAGGTACAACTACTAATGCCATTACTTTATACACACAATCAACAAATCCTGGCATAACAACTACCAATATTTCTATAGGTATTCCATTTGGAGCAGCTACAAACTGTTCTTTTGAGGTTTCTGTAAATCAGGTAGAAGTTACTTCGGCATCTTCAGCATGGTTTAAAGAATATAAGAATGACGTTGCTTCATGGACTATAAATGCTGATGGCTTTGTTGCTTTAAGTGAGTATTCTTACTTATTCTTAGCTAACCTTCAGTTGACAAGACAACCTATCTTAATTAAGTTTCAAGTAGATAATGACAATGGGGATGGTAGTGGTACTCTAGGGTACTCTATATTCACAGGTACAGCCAATTTAAGCTCACTTAGCATAAGTGCAGGGGTAGAGGCAGCTTCAACATATAGCGTGTCACTACAAGGATCTGGTGCTTATACATTAACAGGTACTCAAGTTACTCCAGGTGGAGTCGTAATAGAAACATCAAATGTGATTATGTATCAATATACTGCTACTGGTGGCGAAACTACTGTAACGTTTGCAGCAGCAATAGGTGGAGTTTGCTTGTCAGTCACAAGAGGTGGTATGGAGGTTAGAACAATACAAACTTCAGGTGTACCAACAGGCGACAATGTTACATTTAACGCTTCGACAGGAGTTATTACCTTTGGCAGAGCTTTAGAGGCTGATGAGTTTGTTAGAATAATTGCAAAATAATAGTTAAAATTTATATATAAATGAGTTCACAATTACAGGTATCAGGAGAAGCGAAGATCAGGACAATACAAGGTCCAGTAGTGGCTAATAGTGGGGTAATAACTGCTTTAGATGGCGATGCTTCTCAATATGTACGAGGGGATGGTACTTTAGCGGATTTCCCAACATCAACAGGAGGGGGAAGTTCGGTATCTTATTATCTTAATTCAAGTGTAAGTCAAGGTACAATCGGTGGGGTTGCTTATAGACAATTAGGTAAAACACCTATTGCTGGTGCTGGAACTGATATAGTTATTTCGGCTAATGGATATGTGGCGAGTTACATAACCGATGCAAATGACCCAGCTTTATTAGAAGTACCAGCTGGTAACTTTAATTGTGAGTTTTATTTTAGTGTAAACTCTAATAATCACAATCCTTATGTTTATGCAGAGGTTTACAAGTATGATGGCACAACTTTTAGTTTAATAGGTACAAGCGTTGGAGTTCCAGAGTACATTAATCAAGGAACTGTAATTAATCCTTACTATTTTGCAATTCCTGTTACTTCAAGTGCATTAACTATAACGGATAGAATAGCAATAAGAATATATGTAAACGTAGATGGTAGAGTTGTTACTTTACATACTGAAAACGGACATCTTTGTCAAGTAGTTACTACTTTCTCTAAGGGATTGACTTCGTTAAATAACTTAACAAGACAAGTACAATTTTTAGGCACAGGAACAAGCGGAACTGACTTTAACATATCAAGTTCAACGGCTACCCATACTTTTAACCTACCTATTGCTTCGGCTGCAAATACAGGTAAACTAAGTTCAACGGATTGGTCAGTATTCAATGCGAAACAAGCTGCATTGTCATTTACTGCTCCTTTAGTTAACACATCTGATACAATATCAATACCTGCTGCTACAAGTTTAGTAGATGGTTATTTAGATAACTTAGATTGGACTAAATTCAATACTGCTTACAATGATTCAATCATAAGTGCAGCGGTTACAGGAACAACAACTAAGACTTTAACTTTAAATCAACAAGATGGCGGTACAATAACTGCTTCTTGGACAGATGATAATACAGATGCAGTTACAAGTGTATTTGGTAGAACAGGTGCAGTTGTAGCTACAAGTGGCGATTACAATACATCACAAGTAACTGAAAATACAAACCTTTATTTTACGGATGCAAGAGCAAGGGCAGCGATTAGCTTGACCACAACAGGTACAAGTGGTGCAGCTACTTATAACTCAACAACAGGAGTGTTTAACATTCCTAATTACACACCTGATTTAAGTGGATATGTTCCAACAAGTAGAACTATAACTATTAACGGAACTTCATTTGATTTAAGTGCGAATAGGTCTTATAGTGTAGGAACAGTAACAAGTGTTGGATTATCTTCTGCAACAAGTGGAGTTACTATTGGTTCAAGTCCTATCACTACAAGTGGTACGATTACTTTATCTATTGCAACTGCAAGTGGTTCACAAAATGGGTTATTATCAAGTACCGATTGGACTACGTTTAACAACAAGCAGAATGCTTTAACTAATCCAATTACAGGAACGGGAACAAGGGCAATTAATTATATACCTGTTTTTAGTGTTAGTAGTAGTTCAATAGAAAATAGTGTATTACAACAAGTAAACGGCAATATAGGATTAGGAGTTACACCGAGTGCTTGGAATACAGTTACTGCATTTCAAGTTGGTTCAACAAGTGTAGGTGGATATAGCAATACAGGATATTTAAATGGTAATGCATTTTTTCAAACATCTTGGAAATATATTAATTCAAGTTTTGCTGCACGATATGAAATAAATTCAAGTGATGCAGGAATTCATCGTTGGTATACTGCACCTTCAGGAACGGCAGGTAATTCTATTACATTTACCGAAGCAATGACCTTAACGGCAGCAGGTGAATTATTAGTTGGAACTCCAACAAGAGTTACAGGCTTATCAGGTTTTACTCAATTTGAAGTTTCAGGTTCAGAAGGTGGTATAACTATTAACTCAAATACTACTACTGCTAATAAGTATTCAAGATTAATGTTTACTAAAAGTGGTGCAACAGGTAATGAAGGATTAATACGTTATAATGTCAATGATTATCATATGGCATTTTGGACTAATGCTACTGAGCAAATGCGTATTTTTTCGGATGGTAACGTAGGAATTAATACAGCAGCAACAAACGCAGGATATAAGTTAGATGTTAATGGTACATTTAGAGTAACAGGTAACCTAAATTATAATACAGGTTCTGCTATATATCCAAGAACTACAACTGTAACCGATTGGTATTTATGTAAACACAATGTAACTCTTGATAGAATAGAAAATGCATTAGGTACAAATAACCCATTTACTTTAGGTAATCATGTAGGAAGTACTTATACTGCAAACATATTTTTATATGGTAACGGTGCTGCTACATTTTCAAGTAGTGTAAATATAGGAACTGCTGGTAGTGAAAAGCTAAATATATTCGGTGCTGGTTCTCAATTTATAAATGTAAAAAATACTACAACAAATGCAGATATGTTTGTTGGTATGTCCTCAGCACTTTCTGCTGCATTTATTGGAACTGGAGGTACAGACCCTATTGTATTTTCAACTGCGGGTTCAGAAAAAGTAAGAATAACAAGCGGTGGTAATGTATTAATAGGTACTACAACAGATGCAGGATA